TACCCGCAAGACGTTAGAGGGGCCCAGTCCGGGTGCCGGGTGTGTGCGCCTATCCAAAAGAACTTAAGGAAGTTGCTGCACACCACGGCACGTTACACCCGCCGGACAATTGGGAGCATAAGAGCTTTAAGGATCGCCATCTCGTGCGGATAATACCCGAAGTCCGCGGATTGTGGACACCATTCGTTCATAGCGATTGTGTCTGCAACGAGATAGTTTCCGCCACAAACAGAGTCTTGGCTAAGGTTCCACTACCAACAGATGACGGCTTAAAACGCCTGAAGGATATGGCGAGGCAACTCGTCGGTGGTAGAACCTTTGAACCATGGACACTGGAGCGTGTTGTTGAATCATTCAAAGGTCCACGGAGACGTTTGTATCAAAACGCCTATGAAGATCTGAAACACAATCCGATCTGGGAGAAGGATGCTTACATCAAGGCATTCATTAAAGGCGAGAAGACTGATCCCTTCGCCAAGATTAACCCAGACCCAAGGATGATTCAAGCAAGATCACCACGGTATAACTTGAAAGTAGCGCAATATTTACGACCTATTGAGCACTTTATCTACAACCTTAGAGGCAAGTCTGGTTATCGTGACGTTGCTAAAGGTTTAAATCAGGTAGAACGGGCCCGTACCCTAATCGATAAATTTTCACTTTTTGATAAACCCGTCTGCTTCAGCGTCGACTGCAGTAGGTGGGATCAACATGTGTCTGAACAAATGTTACGATTAGAGCATTGGGTGTATAAACAACTGGTGCCTGATGTGGAGTTCAGCCGTTTGTTGGAGTGGCAAGTCAAAAATCGCTGCTTCACTAAAAATGGTTGCAAGTATACTGCTGTTGGTGGGCGTATGTCAGGTGACATTAATACCGCACTTGGTAACGTCTTACTAATGGTACTCCAGATAAGAACAGCTATGCGGAATCTCGGTTTCAAAGATCATGAATACGAGATATTTGACGATGGTGACGATCTTTTAGTTATAGTTGAGGAGAGAGACTTCGAGTATGTACAAGCAAATCTCGTCAAAGAGTTTCTCAAATTTGGACAGGAA